GCTCAGCCCCGATAAAGATGGGGCGTCCCTCTCCAGTCTCTTAAGAAAAACTGGGCTTAGAAATCAAAACTATTTATTCCTAAGCTCAACCTTCCTCAAAAGAGGCTCTCCTTTTTTGTTAAAGCCTACTAATTGCCTGTTAGTTCCAATCCAGACCGCATGCTTTACTGGACATGAGGTGCAGACAAGGTATGGCCCTTGCTGTCGCCATCGATGACCAATAATGCCTGGCTTAGTCAGCGGTGTGTCCCTTTTTCCTAAGACACTAAGCGCTTCTTCGCCATTTCGGTCTTTCTTCTTCATGATAAAGCATGTTCAGCAAGCGCAAAGCCTTAATCGCATTAGCAACGCTTTTGCATCTCTGCTTTAAGTGCCAGCGCCCACCTGATTTACTATAGATATTTTTCCCTCTCCTTTTATAAGGCATTATTTTTTCCTCGCCGCCTTTTTTAACGCTTCTTTCTCAGCTTTTTCTTCAGCTACTCTCTTAGCGCTCTCTACCCTATCAATAATGTCCTGTAAATGACCAGCGGCAATTCTGGCGATTATCGCCTTTTCTCCAAACTGAGCCGTGCTTTCCTCGCCATTCATCACCTTAGCGACATCACCAGCCATTGTTAGCAATCCAGCAATCTTTGGCTCAAGCAAAGACTCTTTCAATATCTGCCAATAACGGGTATCAGCAAACTCTGCCAAAGCGGCATCGTCTTTCTTTGCGTCTCTCAAACCCACCGATTGTAGTTTTTTGTATGCTTGTTGGATGTCCATTATTGTTTTCTAAATAATTGCTCCGCTACTTGCCTCACCATCTCGTCCTTAAATTGCGGCATCTGCCTCGGCTGTGGTTGAGGCGGTTGTTGTGATTGAGGCGGAGGCGTTTGCGGACCGCCAGTTGCAGGCGCTCCCTCTACTCCCTCTGGCTTATAATCGGTAATAATCCTATCTGCTCCTTGAAGGCCAGAAGTAATTATCATTCTGTTTATCAGCTCAGCAAAGTCGATATCCTTACCTTTTGCCCGCATTACTTGAACAAGCTGTGGTGCTTTCATAAACATTGCCAAGATATTGGTAATTGCCTGGTGTTCTATCGCCATATCCTTAACTACCGTAGAAGAGGTGTCGATAAAGAACTTATAGCGGCCTCGCAATGCTCCTGGCTTTACTTTGTAGTCTGGACCGACAATCTCCATCACGTCGGGAGCAAATTTGGCAGTCTCTTCGATGCTCCCCCTGAACAGCCTTAAATCAATCGGCTTCTCCTGCTTCACTGCCAACAGGTCAACAAACCGGTCGTAAAGGTCTTCTAAGGCTTGCTCAAGCGATTGTCTTTCCCAAGAGTCAGCCGCGCTTTCCTTTATCGCCTGCATCTTTAGAGCCTGCGGTGTCTTTCCCATCACCATATCAACATTGCGGTTGGCAGAAAGGTCAGTCGTTCCCAACATATTATTTAGCGAGGCAATCAATGCTCCGCTGGTGTTGTTAAAGGTGTTCATTCCTGCTGGCGATATCTGCATCTGGCGGATAGAGAACAACGCCAGCCCTATTGACTATCGTTGGTGGGAAGATAGAATACTTAACGCTGTCAAGGTAAAGGTTGTAAAGGGAATTAATAGCCTTTTGGGTCGGCGTGCCCCTTTCTGTATCGCCCCAGCCAGTCGCCCTATCAAGCAGAGGGATAGTCTCCTTCATCACAATCGGCAAGCGGTCATTCTTGTGGGAATTGGGAATATCTCTTAGAACACCTGCTTCTTCAAAATCAGGCGCATAGGTAATCCAGCGGTCTCTCTCATACTTTGTCCGGAGCAGAATTTTAGCAAAGTCTCCCTTGCCACCATAGGAGTTAGTATTCCACTCTGTCTCAGCATAAGACTGGTAGCGATAATCCTTTCTTGCCTTCCCTTCCTTGTCTTTAACCAAAGCAATCAGCTTATCAATATTCTTCCAAACTCCACGATTTCTCTTCTTTAGCCAAGCCACCGAAACGAAGTTATCGACAAAGACATAATCCATATCGTTTACTTGTGCCACATCAGGCTGTGGGTAGTATTGCCTAATGGGAATAAGCCAGCAGTCTGGACCAACATATTCATCGCTAACACGGTAATCTACCAACATTGGCATTGAGCCATAGATTTGAGAGTAAATCGTCCAAAGCTTCAGCTTGGTCAAATGGGAATATTGGGCATTGGCGTTAGGACGGATATATTTTTCAAGGATAAGGTTCATTAGTACCCCCTTACCCCTATTTTTGCCATCAAGATACTTCACTGTGCCGGTGGGCGGCTGGGCTAAAATCCTTTGCGTTCGCTGAATGATTGAAGTAGAAAGGTGGGCATCATTAACGTTTGACTTTGCTGTTTCTTCAGCTAACTCACCGCGAGTCTTATTAAGAAACATTTCCTCGTTATCTGTCCACGTATCTCTTAAAGAAGTAAGGGCGCTGTCGCAATAGCTCCACTCGCTGGTAAGGTTCTCTGCTTTTATCTTCCCACGAAGCCCGGGAATAAAATCCTTTTTCTTTTTGGTGGTTCTCTTCTTTCTTTTTGCCATAGCCATAAAAAAACCCCGACTAATGTCGGGGCGTTGCCGAAAAAGCTTATCAAGCCCTATTGCTACTATTTTATCAGTAACTATCGGTCCATGTCAAACTGAGTAGTTTTTTATAACATTCTCCTGTAGATAGACCCGCCTGATTTGGCCGTTCTTAAAAGTAACGGTGAAAGTAAGATTGCCAGACTTCTTCTCCTCAAACATTTGCTTTATCTTGGTCAATACCTGCGCCGTTGCCTCGCTGTTCTGACCGGCTTTATATCTTGTCTGCTTAAACTTGTTCCCCTGTATGCCAACAATGTGGCCGTTGTGGATTTGAAGCCACACCGACAAAGACCCATACTTTAGTTGACGGGCATCTTTTTCTATCTGCGCCAATGGTATTAGGTTCTTTTCTTCAATAGAATCCATCTTCATCAAAAAGCTTTGGTTTTGGTATTGGCTCAAAGTTATCTTCCGCATAGTCGGGCTCAATATGGCGGGGAATAGAGCAAACTACATAGGCAATGGCGTCCATTAGGTGGTCGTTTACCTTTAGCGGCTTCTCGGTTACCCCATTGGGAGTATTTACCTCGCAATAGCTGTAATTCTCAAACTCAAAGATAGTATTAACGCAATTGTTAAAGACAAAGAGCTTTTTCTCCCGCAATAGCTCCGCCACCCGCTTAATTTTATAAGAAATCCAGTTCTCTCCTGTCGTTCCGGTAGTCTTTTGCACAGGAGCAACGGGAATGCCATAAGAGTTTAGCTCAGCAATCTGGGCGGCCTGCGCACTATCGCCAAAAGAGCCAGCAAAGTGCCTGCCGCCGGAACGCTGTTTTATCATCTCGGCAAGGTCAGGGGTTCTCAACTGCGTCTCATAGATTTCATCAAAGATATACAAAACGCCCTCCGGAGAAAGAGCAATAAAAGGCACGGCAGTGGGGTTGCTCCAGCCGAAGTCTATACCCCGACGGAATACCCACTCGTTAGGAAGCTCAATTGGCTCGATGACATGAACATTCCGGTCAAAGTCTTTATAAACCAATCCGGTGTATTTCCTAAACTCGGCAAGATACTCCTGAGCAAAGGTATCTTCATCCAACTCTTTCTTCGCCTGCTCTATCTCGCTTTCCGGAAGATGAGTATTAACATAGGTGGTGAATTTCCAGCTCTTCCACACCTTGCTTGGCTTCTGCCCCTTCTCCCAAAGAGAGAAGAAGTGATTATAACCTCTGGGAGTGGAGATAAACAATGCCGGCGCTTCATAATCGGTAAGGGTGGGCCGCAGGGCTTCCTGCCAAATCTCATCCCAATTCCTCATCATCGCTATTTCGTCAACTACCAATCCTCTTAGCTTTACCCCCTTTAGTCTTTCCGGATGTTCGGCTGAGCGAAGCGCAATTCTTGATCCGTTCTTCAAAACTATCTCCAGTTCTGACTCATTCTTCTTGGCAATCCACTCTGGCGGTATCTCATTGTTCAATCCTTGCTTCCAGTGAATTTCCTTACCCATCGGATAGGTGGGAGAAACTATCCAGTAAAGGCCCTGCTTCTCAGTGGCAAGTTTTAGTGTCCACATCCGCGAAAGCACTGACTTGCCAGCCCGCCGGCCGGCATCAACTACCTTAAATCGGTGCGGGTCAGAAGCAACCTGATATTGCCACGGTAGGAGTTTAACTTTCATTGTCTTCCTCAATAAACTCAACAGTCATCTTTTTGTCGCCAATATTAAACTGCTGTAAGACTTGCGGTTGCTCGTGCATCCCATGATTAACCTTAAGCAAGAATATCGCCATCGCCGCATTAACTTCTTTGCCACCATAGAGCCCATCATCCATTAGTTGTTGCTTCTGTTTAGCCAGTATTTTCTTTATTGTCTCGGAAAACTTTGGGTATCGTTTAGCCCATTCATACAATGTGTCGGGATTTACATCAAGAGCAAGTGCTAACCCCTCTACAGTTGGTAAGCTGGTTTGCTCCCGACCGCAACTGGTGATATATTCCCTAATTTTAGGAAAGATAATGGCAGGAATATACTTCGTAGGTCTACCCCCAGCATGTTTAGTTATCGTCTTCTTCATGCAATAGTTCTCTTAAAAATGATTTACTAACACAAATAAATATGCGTGCCCTGTCAGGAGGTCGATAGGAAAGTAAAAAACTATCGCCCTCTTTAGAATACCCTATCAACTCCACTCCCTCAATCCACATCCCATTCCCTCTACTACAATATTTGTGATAATCTGTTAGCTTATACTCTATTTTTGCGGTAATAATAGGGGAGGGGAGTGGCTTCTTCGGCTTTTATTCGGTAATTTTAATACCTATCCGTCCAAAACGTCCCCAACCGCAAAGGCTCTCTCTTTTTTTTCTTCTTCTCTACTTGGGGATTGGGCACCTGCGACAACTGGACATCATCAAGCTCCAATCCCACTCTCTTCGGCTCTTTCTTAACTACCGGCTCTTGTTCTTTTCCCATTGTTTTTCACCTCCTCTTATCTTGCTCTCCTTCTCCTTCCTCTTCTTCTTTTAGGAAATCTTGCTAAGCTCCCATATTTTCTTTTATGTCTGGCTCGTCTTTGAGCCTCTGTTCTCGGTTTACCAAATGGCATATTATTTCACCCCCTTTAGTTTATCAAAACAACTTTGGCATATAAAATACTTTGGTTCGCCAGCGTAATGTTTTTCCCCACAGCACTGGCAATACCAGGCATTTCTCTCCCGTCTCTTTTCCTGTTTCTTCTTTGCCATCGTAGCACTGAGCGTCTTTTTACGCTTCGCCTGGGCTTCTTTGCTTTGTGCCCGCTGGGGCCAAGAGATAAAGTTGCCTACCTTAAAAGTCATAATATCTTAATCTGTCCTCCTTTCTTTCTTGAAAGCCACCCTTTCTCAATCAAGGTATTAACATAATATTGGGCAGTAGAATGATTGCTAAACACGAAAGTATCAGCAATCTCTTGTAGGGTGGGGCTGTATTCATCTTCAATACACTCCTTGATGAATTTATAAACTATTGATTGTTTTTTAGTTAATGGTTGTTTCATTTCTTCTTTCTTTTTAGTTTTCTCATTTTTACTAACCACTTTTCATAGTCCCCATCAGTCCAAAACCAATTCTCTAACGCATTCACAAGGGCATAAGCCCAAGCTAACGCTTCGTCTGGTCGCATCCAAAAATCAAATTCATCTGTTACTGATTTTCCCTGCAGGCGGACAATGTCAAAAGGCTTGTGTTTCTTATGATTGATATTGTGGACAACACCAGCTCTTAAAAAAGTAAACGGGTTTTTGCTCGTTATTCTTTCAAAGCTCCAAACAGTTCTTTGTTTTTTCATTTCTTAATCCTCTCCTCCCACCACAAGAGGAACGCAAAAAATGCTATAGTGGTTATATACCCGATTGGGTAAAATAAAAATTTCATATTAGCTTCTCCCTCTTCAACAACCACAATATCTCCCTAAAATCCTCAAAAGGCATTAAAATAAAACTCTCTTCCCGACTGGGCTTCACTAAAACCGCATCCCAATTACACGACAAGCCCTCATTCTTTACTTGGTCCAACCATTGCCTTGTCTTCTTTATCTTTCCCTGCTTGCCTCCCTTGACCTCAAAATTAAAAGGGTTAGTGTTTTCCAAATCTACGCCGCCTGATTGGCTCTGCGTGCCAGCATTGCGGCGGATGTGGGGGAAGATATCGTTCAGTCGGTGGACGAAATATCTCTCCCACGCCTTGCCTCGTTGTCGGTTGTTAGTCATTTTTTAGCCCCTTCTTAAACTTCTTTTCTTCATCATAGTATCTCAACCACCATTTATGTATCATCCGTGACCAAAAACCATTTTTCGGGTCTCGTTTATGTTTCTTCCGCCTCTTGGTTCGCTTATGCTTTTGGTTGGTCATCTTTTAGTTTTATCCTTAATTAAATCAATAATAAACAGCACCACCATAACAAACATTATTATCCCGCCCATTATCACCGCTCCTGTCAAGAGGCTGATAAAAAACTCTTTTGCTAAGACAATAAGTTGTAGTTTCATTTTTTCTCCTTAGAAAACCAGACATACAAAAACAAAACCACTGGCCACAAAAGTACCGAAAAACTGAGTATCATCACTCCTACCTTCCATCCTTGCCCTTCTCCCATAAACAGTGCCTTCCACCAACAAAAAAAGGCTACCATTATCCCAGCTAAAACATAAGCGAAAGTTACATCATTCATTTTTCACCTCCTTCTCTCATATCAGGGGCGGGCAGGGATTTGCACCCTGCAGTATCGGTGGAGTTTTCCTCCTGCCTTTATGCTTACCCAGTCTGCCGACTAAGATTTAGCGTTTACCTATTCCGCCACCGCCCCTGATGTAAAAGAACGACTTTAGATTTTGAGTTAGTCATTTTATTATTAATAAATAGAATCCACAAACAATTATAGGGAATAAGTCTTTATTGCCGAATAAAGAGAGCGACACCATGACTGAAATCAGATAAATAACCCCTGCAAAATAATTAGAATTTGTTTTTTTATATCTCATCTTTCACCCCCTTCAACTGAGTGTTCTGGCTATAATTTAATCAATTTATTCTCTATTAGATAGGCAAGCATTTTGGCACGGGCGTTGGCTTCAGTCTTATCTTCTTGGGGTGAACCAAAAGCTAATACTTCCTCAATTCTGTCGTATTGGTCAAAAGACCAATAGCCCAATCTCCAACTCTTTTCGTATCCACCTTTTTTAAAAATTAAATGATATTCGGTTGTTGTTCCATCCTTTTTAATAGATTTAGGCAACATCTCCCCCAACTCAGCAGAAGTAAAGGCAGAGTAAACTTTATAATCTTCATCGTTCAAATACCTATTTAATTTTCTTTTATCATAACCAAAATAAATTGGCATTGAGACTGATTTGCTTGCCCTATTATCAATCAACCAATAAGATAAACTCTCCTGCTTCACTCCCAACTCCTTGAGCTTCTTGCTTAACTTTAGACTGGTTACTTGGTTGATTAATTCCATATCAATCTACCCTAAAAATTCTCACTCTCGGATTACCCTCAGCGTTAATCTTTTTCATTACCTCTTTCGTCAAATCGGCTATCTTGACATTGGGTGTGCCATACATCAGGCTACCCCTATCCGTTACTCTTACCTCTGTGAACATACCATTCGCCACATTTTGGACTAAAACTTTTGAGCCGACTGGGAACATATCACAAGAGTTGTATACCCCGCAAGCCATAGTTGCCTTATTATCATCAAGCCTTTGACCGTTGGACATTATGTAATAAAGCCCATTTTCGTCGTAGTGCTTCAAACACCCCATACACTCATTCTCTCCTGTCCCATACCAGCTTGCCTTTCCCTCAAGATGCGGCCTATTCCTATCAAGCGGACCGTAGAAGCCATCTTCATTTTCAATCCAGTTACCATTTATATCTTTTGGGTAGCCCCATTCGTCATAAGTAATTAAAGACTTAGGATTGCCCTCACCAACAGGCGATAAGATTGTTCGCTGCCCAGCTAAACCTCTAAAAATAAATAAACTGCCTGTGATGATGAGGGCCAAGATGAGCACTACGATAAGAGTGGACTTTCTAATGCCAAGATAATAATAGTGTTTGGTGTGTCGGTATCTCATTTAAAGTTTTTAACCTTGTTTATAAGCTTCATTAACTCATCCTTTTTTAGGTGTCCTCTTACATCCCCATTAGCAACTGGATTATCATAATCAATCTCTCCGTCTTTCAATACTGCTAACTCATAAGTGTCAACGCCGTTGCTGTAAAATAAATTCCCAATAATAACAGACACGCCATAACCGTTTTTAAAATTCATTATCGCATGCTTAGAACCAGCTCCCAATTCTCCTTCCATAGCAATAGGGTGCGGTTCAAATTTCAAGTCTTTAAATTTTAGTTGTTTCATTTTTGGTTTAATAGTTCAGGATTAGAATAAGCGTTACCAACTACGATTCTGTTAGAACTGGCGTTTACCCAGTCCCTGTGATTCCAGTGAGGTTTTTCAATCTTACCATTCCAGAGCTTGCGTTTCTCTACCCAACAGCTAAACCCCCCAGTCTTATCGTTCCACCTTACCATTGAGGGGTGGCTTTTCTCATCGTAAGAGATTAAGTCTCCTTCCCAAATCTCCTTGCCATTTTTATCGAGGAGGCCAGTGAATTGCATAAGCTCCCAAAGATTTTCCTTATTCATCTCAAGTGCTTCTATAAAATTATTTCTTTTGGATAAAACATCCCATTCATACATACAATTGTTTTCTTTATCCCAACATCTGAATTTTATCTCTCGTTGTTTCATTTTTGTTTTAATAATTCAGCTAATGATTTATATCCTCTCTTTTTCAAAAACTCCCCTAACTCCATATCATTGTCTTCGCCAAAGTCAACGCCGTATTTCTTGGCAATAACCTTCATCTTGGTCTTATTGGTCTGTGCTTTATATTTTCTCATTTTTTTAAGAGACTCCGATATGCTTTCTTTCATTAGCTCCTCTGTTGGTGCAGTGGCAGAAAGCCTTAAACTATCTTCTATTTCTTTCAATACATCTAAGAATTGCTGGTGAAGACCTTTTGTCTTAGTCATATCTTCTCCTCTATAAACCCAACCGCTTTCTCAAGCAACTTAATAACCACCTTAGCCGCCTTGAGGCTTTCCCTTGTCGTGTAGCCATTAAAATCAAAACCATAATCTTTATCCCTTGTCACAATGCTCCACTCACCATCTTCATTGATGATATAAATCTTATACTTCCCGTTGGCAACAGTAAATTCCTGCTGCGATAGTTTGATAGTTGTTCGTTTACCCATATTGCTCTTTATCACCACGCTCCGTCTTGACTATTTTATCTCAACCGAGCGGGGTGAAAAGGAGCAATTAGCCCCTTTCCTCGGTGGAATACTCATTGCTAATCGGCATATCGTCTTCTTCTGGCAAGGGCACTTCATCAGCATCAAAAATCTCTTCCTTGCCTTTTGCGGAAAATTCCTCATATCGCTCCCTCATTGTTTTGTCATAGGCATTAATTGTTTTTAGCAATTTCTTATTATTCTTCTCTACCTCTTTTTCTGTTACCTTTTTGGTATCACTACCACGAGTTGTTGAGTAGCGAGTTTTAAGACCAGAGCCAGTTTTAGAGATAATCCACTCAAAGTCCCTCTTGCTTCTTTTTAATACTCTTTCTGACTCGTTTAAGTCAAAGAAAACAGAGGCAGGCAGTCTTACCAAACCTTCTTGTCCGTCAATCGTTCCCCAGTAAAAATACTCATCTCTATGCTTAATTCCCTTTTGGCAAAAGAAACATCCCTTCCCAATACAGGCAACTGAGGTTTGCACGCCTTCTAAAAAGTGGGTTCTGGTTTTTACAAGATTAGACCTTAGCGTAACAACAGAGCCGTCTTCTATCTTTAAGAAAGAAGAGGGTTTTTTCTCTTTTTGTTCGTCTGTTATAAGTTCGGCCATTTATTTTTTCACCTCCTTAAATCGAATATCCTACTTTATTACACTTCTCTTGATTCTTCCAAACCCATACATCCCTTAGCTTAAGAAAAACATCAAAACATTCTGTTATCTGCCCATAGGTATATTTACCCTCTGGCGACAAAACCAAAACATAGCCTCCCTCAACCGCCACCCCATTTTCTCGTAAGGCCTCAATATAAGCTGATACCTGAAGGTGGTAGGTTTCATATATTGCTCCGTTCTTATTAGTCTTAATATCAATCACGTAAAGTTTTCCGTTCACCTTGCCAATTATGTCCGCTGTTCCCGCAAAACCATTCTTCTTGCTTACTACCGTCTTTTCGTTTTCCAATATCTCCACCTTATTATCTTTTAGCCAAGAATAAAAAGCATCGGCGTAACCTTTATAGGGAGTAGGAATAGTCTCAATATACTCTTTAGTTTGTTTCCAACTCTCAACAATAGAATGAATTGTCGAACCCCTGTCGGCGGCCTTATCCAAAGTATCATAAGGAGCACGGAGAGCCTCTTTTTCACTAATGTTGGGGTTTTTAATAGCGGCGTAAAAAACCTGCTTCCCGAACCAATACATTAGTTGGTTTCCTTTGTCTAATACTTCTATTACATTGGTAACACTTACATAGGGTTTGTTATCCAGCCAGTAAAAGCCTCCTCGTCTGTTTTTTACGTCAGTCATCAGAATGGCCTCCCTTCTTCAATAGCTTTTCTAATCTTAGGGTCAATATTGCTAAAATCACAAGGAGTGTCGCTGACACTGGGAGTCCAACCTAAATGAGAAATTACTTTAATGGCGCGCATTTGCGCTTCGTAGGAGTTGAGATATTTCAACGTCAACGGCTGGACAGCTTTTTGTTTATTCATTGTCTATATCTTACACTACTTGTCAAGTCTTGTCAAGTGGTAAATTAGCATTGCGTATAAAAGTAGGTATAGAAAGGGGGTTAATCATCCATTTATTATACTTCCCCATTTTAACGGCATCGAGACGGCCATCGGCAATCATTGTATAAACAGTGGGACGAGAAATATCAAGAAGCTTCATTACTTCTCTGGTGGTATAATAGGTTTTTTTAGTCATCTCCAGCTCCTGTGAACCTCGTGAATGCTCTCAACTCCATCATATTCGTCTATTTCATACTCTACGTCGGCAGGTATTTTGACTATCTTTAATTCAGAACAAGAATTATTAGCTTTTTCTTTTAAGGTTTTGACTACTTCCACTAAAACAGGGTCATCTCTCTTAATATCAAAATAAGAAAGATGACAATTCTCAGGAGAGACAGTGTAATAGTCACTCCCCAAAAGCTTTCCTTTCTTTTTATAAAACCTGATACCCTTTTTGTTTAAATAAAGTTCAAACGCCTCATCAGACAGGCCGAAGCCACCAAAACAAGTGTTTATTACTATCTCTTTCTTTTTCATCTTATCCAACATCTTACACCCTTTGTCAGGGTTTGTCAAGTATTTATCACAAACCCGACAAAATTAGCTATCGCCACCACTATCCCAACCCACGAAAGAACCCACACCGCCACTCTCATTAAACGATAGCGGCGATAAAAACAACCAACCGCCAAAATTAAAAGAATTTGCCAAAGAATAAAATAAATAAAGCCCTTAGCCATTAAAGAACGCATAAGAAAGTTTGCCTCTAAGCCAATGCCGCCGCTACGGACAGCTAAGTAAGTGGTTAAAATGTCG